GTTTAACCGCCCTCGTTTTTCTTCTTGTCCATTGCCTTCATTGCTTCGGCTAGGCGTTTACCCTTATCAGCTTGATTGTAGTCTCTCGCTACGCTTACGGGAACACCCACCTTTTTTGCAAATTCGGGGTTATGGGCGGCTGCTGCCATCATTCGTGCTTGGGCGGGTGAATGGCTTGGCATGGCTTAGTCCAAAAACTTGAGTTTATACAAGGTTGAATCAATGTTCTCTTGGATGTTATCCACAAGCTGATTCAGTTCTGAGTCTTGGGGTAGTTCTTTGCGGATGTCCATTACAAACTTGGACAAAGTTTCAAAATACTTTATCGGGTCATTGTTTGGGGGGTGATACTCATTGGGGAACTTCTTTAATTGCCCGTATTTGCCCATATAAGCCTCGGCATAAGCATCGGTTTGTTCAATGATTAAGTCATAGAACGTGCCAAGAGCCATGTGCTTGCTAAAGCTATTGGTTGTCCAATGCATCAAGTGGGCGTTTGTGCCGCAATGCAATAGTGCTAGGACAAAGTTTGAGACAAAGCCAGAGTATTTTTCCATGCTTTTTCCTAAAAAAAGTGGTGAGAGTGCATTTTAATACATTCTCACCACAAGGCTACTGCAATATTTTAGTATATCGGAATTGGAATATCTTTGGGCCATTGATTGTTTTCAACCAATTGATTTATGGTTCTTTCATGGGCTTGTTGCCACATATCCTTACGCTCATCTTTGGTTAGGTGAGCCCCTTGGTCAATTTCGTAATGGCATTTAAGGCATAAAGCAGCCACCAAGTTGTCATCGGCCTTGATGCCCCGTCCCTTGCCACCGCCCCAATTACTATGTGCCGCCTGAACCCCGTTATCCATGCCACAGTTTTGACAAGAGAGAGACGCCACTAGTTTTAGGAGTTTTTGGCTTCTCACGTATTGGTGCTTCAAGTATTGAGTCATCAGTTATTGCGTATTCTTGCGTTATAAATTTGTGTCCATTGATGCAGATTCGTCTGCGGCTGACAAATTCGGGGGTTGAACGGGTGTCCAAGACTTTAAGGTTTTCGGAACTACAGCGGGGACACATCATTAGTTTACTCCGTTGTTTTTACGCCTAAACGCTCACTAGCTTGCTCTGACCGCCATATATCCGACTTCATTTGGGCGGCTGTTAGCTTCCATTTAAGGGTTTCTTCTTGCTCAATTGCCACGGCAAGCCCCTCCAATAGTTCTTTATATTCAAGATGCGCATAGGCTTCCCGTTCCTGTGCCACAGCGGAGTCAAAACCCCTTGTCATGGCGTCTTTCATAAGCAAAGCCTTTTTGGTCTTACGAAATTCTTCAAGGTAAATTCGTCTTGACTTGGCTGCGGCAAACTTTGGGGCTTGCTCAAGGATAAATTCAATTGCTTTGTAGGGGGCTTTCATTTGATTACTCCAATCATGCGCAAGGCGGCTTCTGGGCTATCTATTCGCGCCAAGGTACTACCTGACCAATTTTCAAAAAAATCGGCTTGTAAGCCCGTCAAACGCTTTTTAGAGTCCGTTTTGATCTCTACCAAGAATGTGTGACCCTTGTATCCCACCAAAATGTCTACGGGAAGCCCAATAACCCAAACATAAGCGCCAGCGGCTCTCAAAGCTGAAACAATCTGTTCTTGATTTGCGTCAACTCTTGCGGCTCGTCTCATTTTGAATCCTGTTCATGCGTTGTCTCAAATCCAAAGTATCTGACTCGCCTCTGATTCGTTGCAAGTCCAACAATACAGCCTTCCACCATAGCAACGCTTTGCTTGAGCCAATCGTCTGTTGCTTGGATTTGTAGCGCCTCGTCCACTCCTGGGCTTCGCAGTCCTTGAAGTGTTCCAATTCTTTCGGTGTCATTTATAGGCCAATAAAAAGTCATGCTTTGCCACCATATTGCCTTTTAAGTTCTGCCAATTTAGCTAGGGCTTCCGTCCTAATCCTGTCACTTTCAATCTGCTCATGAATGGTCATCTTGCGCTCAATCAATGGCGTTTCAGGCGGTTTTACAGGAATCGTTGGGCCTTGGTTGCACAATTCTCTAAAGGCTATTGCGCTTGGGGGAAAGTCTTTATTGATTTTGCCTAAAGCAAAGTCAAGGCTTGGTTTGTATGTCAAAAACCGTCCAAGATAACGATTCCAAACATCTCTGACCATGTTTAAATCCATACCTTCCCAATGCCGATTAAAAGCCGCACCGTAGACAGAACCCATGATTACAAAAATGTAATCTAGACCTTCATCCTTTGTGCAAAAGTCATCTTCCGAGTAGTTTGACATTTGAGCCACCTCCAACAAGTCCACGGGTTAGACCAGACATGACGCTTTGGTTTGTTTGACCAGTCTTGCTTAAATTGCGCTCATCAGGCTTTAGCCATTCAGCTTGTAGCCCTTGAGAACCTCTAGCGCACCAAACACTCAAAAAGTCGCTAAAAGCCATGTTTGCTTTGGCGGCTTCTTTTCTTGCGCTGTTAACCACGGTTTCCGTGACAGGGGCTTTCTTGGCTTTGCGTAACTGTTTCCAATCATCCCAAATTTGTTGTTCAACATCTAGAGGGCAAGCAACGACAGTTGCTATCTCTCTCTTTGGTTTATGGTTAGTGGTTAGTGGTTCTTGTTTAGGGTTATTTTGGGTTTTACTTGGGTTAACCGTGGGTTTTGGTTGGGTTTTCTTTGGTCTGCCGCCCTTGCTGCCATTGGCTTTCTGCTTTGCCATGTACTCGTGATAACTAGCAATTTCAAGGTCTGCACGATGGTTTCTGTACCCTTCAGGGGTCAATTCAAAAAACTCACTAAGTACAGTTTGAATGATATCTGCATCAAGACGCATCTTTCTTGAAACCATTGGGATATCCGTGGGTATTGGCTTTTCAGAATCGTAATAATGATCTAATAATCGCCTATATGCCAAATCCTCCATCAAAGAAAGATGGATGGTATTTTTAATGTAATCACCAATATTAAATTGAAAATAGTGCATAACACTCTCCGCAAAACTCCCAAAAAGAAACATCGGCAGGGGGGGAGTACCCTTTTCGGTTGGGGGATCAAGCCCAACCTAGCCGCGTTTCAAACAATCTTAATCCAAAAACCAATTAGGACGCAACAACTTTAATTGCCAAACCCTTGCTTGAGGAACAAGTTTCCATTGGGCAACTGATGGTTGTTTAATTCCCAATATTCGGGCTAGTTCACTCTGTGAGCCTGCTAGTGCAATAAACTTGTGTTTGTCCATAGGCTTGACTATAACCTATTTGCATAAATGCGACATTAGGGTAAGTCCTAACAAAATACTTGTTGACTTATTTATAGGCTAGGTTATAATTCACCCATGCCCCAAACATCTTGGGGTCTTTTTAGGAAACTTTATGAAACACAACTTGCAACACAGCTTTGAAAACGTAATCTCATTTGATGATGGTGAGACTATTGAAACGGTCACGGTTGGTTATGACCACTTGCCCGAGGAAATTAACTACCCCCATGACCATAACTTTGCGGAAATGTTTGATGTGTTTGTATTTGACGCAAACGACAAAGACATTACCTATGACATCCCAAATGACGAATACAAGCGTTTGGTTGAGGAAACTAAACGTCATTTTTACACATCTTGCGAGGCCGTATGAAACACAAAATTATCACCACTTTAATTGAGTGCTTTTTAGCCATTGTCATTTTTGGCGGTTGGGGCGTATTACTGGCTTGGAGAGGCTAATGAACACACGACTTCTTAAACAAGTAAGACGTATATTTTCACAATACGATGCCCCACCTGAAGTTATACGTTCATATCAACGCCAATGGGTGCGTTCTATTCGCCATCTTGGTGATAAATGGTTAGTAGCTAAACAAATTGAAAGGATTGAATCATGACAGTCTCACATCTTTTGACGCTTAACGTCAATGAACACACAGAAAAGAAAGTTAATCTGACTTATCTGTCATGGGCTTGGGCTTGGGCTGAAGCACTCAAAACAGATGCAAAAGCCACGTTTAAAGTAGAAATGTTTGGTGAAAAATGTTTCATGGACATCAACGGCACAGCAATGGTCTGGGTCACAGTTACCATGTTTGACAAGTCAATGACTTGCCAGTTGCCCGTTATGGATCACCGCAACAAGGCTATTGTGAATCCCGATGCTTTCCAAGTCAATACCGCCATCATGCGCTGTATGACCAAAGCACTTAGTTTGCATGGCCTCGGTCTTTACATTTATGCGGGTGAGGATTTGCCTGATGGTGCTGAACCAGAGTCAGTCATTGATCCAAACAGCATGACAGACTTGTTTTTAGCCATCCATAACGCCAAAACACAAGACGAACTTAAAGTGGCTTACAAAGTAGCTTATGCCGCTTGTGATGGTGACAAGGCTTGGCAAATCAAAGTCATTGCAGTCAAAGACGAAGTTAAGGCAAAACTCAATGTGGCGTAAACGTGAAATAGGAGAAAAATACATGATTGAAACTATGGAACAAGGAACAGACGAATGGTTTGCGGCTCGGGTTGGTAAAGTAACCGCCTCCCGTGTGGCTGACTTAATCGCCAAGACAAAAACGGGTTATTCCTCAAGTCGAGACAATTACATGGCTCAACTTATTTGTGAACGCCTGACGGGTCAAAAAGCCGATGGTTTTACCAATGCTGCAATGCAATGGGGGACGGAAACAGAACCCCTTGCTAGAGCCGCGTATGAGGCGTTTAAAGACGTTTTAGTGGATGAAGTGGGGTTTGTGCCTCACCCAAAAATTTTGATGGCGGGCGCTTCCCCTGATGGGCTTGTAAGTGATGATGGACTGTTAGAAATCAAATGCCCGAATACTGCGACACACATAGACACTTTGTTGTCTGAAACTGTGCCAGGCAAGTACAACACGCAAATGCAATTTCAAATGGCTTGCACAGACCGTGAATGGTGCGATTTTGTCAGTTTTGACAATCGTTTACCCACAGAACTTCAATTATTTGTTAAACGCGTCCCAAGGGACAATGTGTTTATCAGGCTAATTGAGAGTGAAATTGTCCAATTTATTGCTGAAATGGATGAAAAAATTAACAAACTTATGAAAGTAAAAAATGTCTAAACTTTATGAAATTTCCGTTGTTTCTGGTAAATACAAAAACAAAGATGGTGTGGAAAAATCCCGCTATCAAACCATTGGATCGGTCATTGAAACCAAAAATGGCCCAATGCTCAAGTTGGATAGCATCCCGCTTCCTGATGGCGGTTGGAATGGTTGGGCATACCTCAACACTCCAAAACCTAAAGAGGAATACAAAGGTTTGCCAAAAGATGATGGGGAAGACATACCCTTTTAAGTAACGGGGGCTAGTCCCCTATCAAGGAGAAATCATGGACTATAAAAGAATGTTTGACAGAATCTTTCCCGAATTTCCAAGAGTCAGGGCTAACGACCCACTCACCTCATTTGAGGCAGCAGAATCAATAAAAGATGCTGTTTCTCAACACCACCAAACTATTTTGGATTGCCTCCAAAAATACGGTGCTTTGGGCAAAGATGGCATTTCAGCCCGTACAAACTTAGATGGAAATCAAGTGGCTAGGCGGCTTAATGAAATGAAAGTCATTGGCCTCATTCAATTGACGGGTAACACCGTGAAATCAAATTCAGGCAGAAACGAAAGAGAATGGCAATGCACCCAATAACATTAGGAATACACAATCCAATACATAAATATAAATGTTGTAATTCTTGCGACAAAAATAAACCGCCAGAGGGCGGCATAGATATGGGGCATAAATGGATTTGCCAAGCCTGTTGGATAGCCAAAACAACGGGTAGAAAGACACCTAGCTGACATAAATTACACTTAGCATTTCATTGCAACAATCCGTTGCGCAAGGAGAACACCATGAAATTTGAAATGGACATAGGTTTTATTGAAAATGAGAAAATTACGATTGAAACGTGGGACTTTGACAAAATCACAATTATTCGTGAATTTATTGCTTTTCAAGAAGAACATGGTTGGGCGGTTGACTATGAAGCTACTGACGACTTTGATGATGAAGAAGACACCGAAGACGAAGAAACTACAGAGTAGCCTATAAGATACAGGGGCTTACTTTGCTAACAAGTAAAGCCCCACATTGCTAAACGCATACCCTGCGTAAACAATTGCCATGTGTGGGTTGTCTTTCCATAGCTGCTCACCCGCTATGTAGGCATAAATTCCACCCGTCAAAATGATTAGCCATGCACTCAAAATGCACCTACATCAATGACTTCCCCGCGAAACTCAATTTTATTTTCATTAAACTTGTGAACTAACTCAGGCCACAATAGTTTGCCATTAAAAAAGTTTAGCACCGCAAAACCTGACCTGTGGTTGCTTGGGTTTATTTCGGCATAAGTGAATTGAGGCCCATCAGTTTCGGCTAAAGTGCCCGTATCTACGCCAAACCGCACCCCGTTATAATCGCTAAAAGGAGTGACTTTTAGAGAATGCAAGTGCCCAGTAACAATAGATACACCAGCGTTAACAGTGTTGTTGTGTGTTGCATGAACGCCCCCTTTATAACGGTGTTTGATAACGACTTGAGGGGTAGGCCATACCGCCCAGCAGAAGTCCCAATTTGGGATGTGGTCTGTTAGCTTAAAGCCCTGAACCTCTTTAAATTGTGGGGCGTGTTGGGCTAATCTATTTCCAAACCGGACATCGTGATTTCCCCATGTAAACACTAGCTTTACATTGTGTCTTGCTGCTTTAGCGACTTCCTCTATCTCACCCAACGCACCTTGCGTAGCTTTTAGCTCTTGGATAACAGATGTTTGAAGTTGGTCAGTTATAGCATGCCGCGATATGGACGCACCATCAAACGCATCCCCGTTACATATCACCGCTTTGGGTTTAAATTGCTGTATAGCCCATAAAAGCCCTTTAAAGGCTGTTGATCGTTGGCCTGGTATGAAGTGAGCATCAGAAAAGATAATTACAGGCCCGTCTAAAATGCCCAAATCAATCTGTTTTAACGGAGAAAATGATTTTGGCCTACTGCCATCATATAAAGCACCTCGATGGTCTTTTGCGTGTAAACCAATTTTGTATTCTTTTTCAACCCAACGTCTTCTTTGATGAACTGCCCTTATTGCAATTCCAAGATGTTCAGCTATTTTTGTTGCAGACTGCAACTCATCCCATAATCTTATAAACTCAACGTCAGAACATGTTTCATTATGGTTGCCCATTGGAATCCCTTGAAAGTAACTTTTCTAGAAGATTGATGACTCTATGTTCTTGCGCTTCAATCTCGTCTTGAGATGATTTTGGGTCTTGTGCTGTACTCATAAGATCATGTAGTAATACATGAAGCAACTCGTGCAAAGCAGTCTGATCCAAAGATTCTGGAGTAATCTTCTCAGCACCAAAATCACCCAAACGATATGTTGCAAGCCTAGCGCCCTCATTGAACTCAACAGAGGCCATTGCCTGTTTAGCAGGTTTAAGTCCCCTCTCAATACGCCAATCACACAAACTCAAAATTTGCTGCCATTTTCTGACACTTTGTGCAAAGATTTCTGCGTCTTTTGGCGTAGGAATGTTAGGCATTACAACACCTTAAAGTAAATTTATTACAATTTAATTTAACAAATCGGATTCTGCTTGCCTTCTTTTGACAAGTCCCGACAACACTTTGCCACCACCTTTTGTCCAAAGCATCAATTGTTCTTTTGCGCCTTCCCAATCTTGAGAATTGATTTTGCGCTTTAAAGTAGATGTTTGAAGTCTGCCAATACCCAAGTTGTAGCAAAAGTCAACAATAGCGTTGCACTTACGTTCATCCATTATCAAAGTTGGGCAATTGCGCAGAACGCCAGGCAAATAAGTATGCTCAAGTTCCATCATTAGCAATGCTCTTGCGGTAGACTCGTCCATAGGAGAATCTCCCAAGGTCACTCTGCGCCCGTCAGAATAATAAGTAGACCCATAACCAATGGTTGCAATCCCCGCAGGGCAAAGATAAGGCTTGCTTTTAAAGCCCTCAAATTGCCTACAAAGGGTTGCCGCTAACTCTAAGTTCATAGCCCGCGCTTGGCTAATGTACGGTCAAGAAACCAATAATTTATTGTTCCTGAAAGCAACGCGGAAAAGTCTGGCGTCATCATTGTTTTAAACACATCAACCGCCAAAGCACCATTTAACCAAGCGTTGTATGCAAACCACACATGAATAAATGACCACACAAAAAGAACCCAATAAGTGACCACAGGACGCACAGAAGCTGAAAGTGAGGCCACCCATCCACCCGCAGCCTTAACCATCGTTGCTTGCTGTTTTATGGCTGATTGAAAGGCATTCATTACGCCCGTATCAATTGCGGCTTCACGTTGAGCACCAATTTCAGCTAATTTTTGTTGACCACGTTGAGCTTCCAAGTCGCATTGGAACTTAAACATATTTAGTTCATGCTCACGCTCATTCTTTTTATCAAG